CAGGAGATATAGCAGAACCTACAGAAGATGGAAAACAATTCCCTTCTAGTTATGGAGGAGTCTATCAAGGAACAACACCAACAAAAACAAGTACATCCACAAAAACAGATACTACAAAAACATCATCTAGTGGGGGGAGCAATAAATCTTCTTCCTCCGGTGGTAGTGGAACTAGAAGTGGATTAGTTAACAAATCTGTAGCACAAAAACTAAGTTCAGCCAAAAAGAAATATGGCTCACTAGCTACAAAAGGAAAATAAAAAGTTTCTACTAACGTAGGAAAGCACTAGAATTTCTCTAGTGTTGAAAAGGGCTACCTAGGATAACCTAGCCCCCTTATTTTTTACGACAAAATAAGAGCTACCTGTTACCGTTCGCAGCCCTCGTAACTTAAAGGAGTTATTCATGAACGAAGAAGAAAAGCAAACTGAAGTTATTGAGGAAGGCAAAGAATCAACACCCGTTGAGACTAAGTCTGAATCATTAGGAAGTCCAAAACCTTACAAAAACAAAGACCGTGAGGATGTTTGGAAAGATGATGAACCCAATAATGAACAGAGTGCAGCTACCGTTGACAAGGACACCGAAGAAAATTCTAAGGCTACTCCTGAAGAACAACGCCCTGCAAGTGCTGAAGATAAGGTATTTAAGAAACGCTATGACGACCTTAAACGCCACCACGATTCAACTATCTCAAAGCACAAGGATGAACTTTTAAGACTTAAAAAACAAGTCGAGGAAGCAACCAAAAAAGCCTACCTTCCCCAAATGTCTAAGGAAGAATTAGATGATTGGAGAAAAGAGAATCCTGAAATGTATGATGTTATGAAAACATTAGCATATGAGGAAGCCGATGAAAAATCAAAAGCTGTCGAAGCTAAACTAGAAGAGATTAAAAATGCTCAACTAAATTTAGCAAGAGAAAAAGCAGAGGTGGAATTATTAAAATTACATCCTGATTTTTATGACATTAAAGCTGATGATGATTTTCATGAGTGGGCAGAAGAGCAAGATAGCATGATTAAAAATTGGTTATACAATAATTTTGATAATGCCAAACTTGCTGCTAGAGCAATTGATTTATATAAGATGGACAGAGGTTTATCTAAAAAAGCAAAAGTATCTAGTGCGGAAGCTAAAATGGAAGCAGCAAAAGCTGTAACCAAAACAAGAGTAGGAGATGAAAATAAGATGAAAGAAAAGAAAGTCTGGAGTCTAAAAGAAATCTCTAAACTTAAACCTCATGAGTTTGATAAGTTAGAAAGTGAAATTGACCTTGCTAAAAGAGAAGGAAGAATCACCGCTTAATTAACTATATATAAACATAACCTTAGGAGGTAAATAACATGGCAGTATCAAGAAGTTCCGGTTACGGAAACTTGCCAAACGATAATTTTATCCCACAGATATATAGTCAAAAAGTTCAAAAGTTCTTCAGAAGAGCGTCTGTTGTTGAGGATATCACAAATACAGATTATGCTGGAGAGATTGAAAATTTTGGCGACACTGTGAAAATTATCAAAGAACCTGTAGTAAGCGTACAGTCTTACACAAGAGGTTCAGTTGTAAACCCACAAGACTTAACTGATGACCAAATTACTTTGGTTGTTGACCAAGCTAGTGCGTTTGCATTTAAAGTAGACGACATCGAAGAGAGACACTCTCACATTAACTTTGAAAGTGTTGCAACTTCTTCTGGTGCATATGCTCTTAAAAACTCATATGACCAAAACGTATTATCAAATATGTTCTCAAACGCAGGTACTACTATTGGTACAGACGGTTCAGGACAAGATATTGGTTTTGGTACTTCTGAGATTGACCCATTAAACTTAATGGCAAATCACTCTAAGAGACTAAATGCAGCAGATATTCCATTTGAAAACAGATGGTTTGTCGCTTCACCTGCTTTTTATGAGCAATTACAGCAAACTGACTCTAAGTTACTTGACACTCGTTTCTCAGGAGACGCTAATGGCGTTCTAAGAAATGGTAAAGTGTATGAAGGAAACATTGGTGGTTTTATGCTTTACATGAGCAATAACTTACCTGCTTCTTCAACAAATAACTATGAGAAGGTAATGTCAGGTCATATGTCTGCTGCTTCAACAGCAAATCACATTGCTAAGATTGAAGTTGTAAGAGACCCTGATTCTTTTGCTGACGTTGTACGTGGTTTACACGTTTTCGGAAGAAAAGTACTAAGAACTGATGCTCTACTTGCTGAGCATATTTTAATCGACTAATAGAGGAGGAAAAATATTATGACTGATTATAACAGTAATATTACTTCTACTAACATCCCTGCTAAAAGGGGTTCTAGTATTCCAAGAGTAATATCAGACGTAGTAGATTTTTCTTCTACTACTAACGCTTCTGGTGACACCTTTGATGTTTTACCTATTCCTGCTAACTCACTAGTTTTAGCAGCAGGTTATGACATCTTAACTGCAGGTACTGGTACAGGAACTGTAGCACTAGGTGATAGTGTTGACCCAGACCAATATGTTGCAGCAGTTGTACAAACAGCAACTGGACAAAAAACGACATTGGATGCTAACTATGCATACTCAGCAGCAGATGCTATTAGATGTACTATTGCTACAGCAGCAGTAGACTCTAAAATTAGAGTATGGGCTTGTGTTATTTCATTAGACGATGGTGGTACACTATCTGATACTGATTCACAAACATCAACATTTGCTTAATTAATAAATAATAAAGGGGGATTTATTCCCCCTTTAAACTTACCATAATGCCAATATATATTTACGAAAATACAAAGACAGGTAAAGTGTGGGAAGAAAATTTATCTTATGAAGATAGAGATAAACCCCTTACTAAAAATATAATTAGAATACCTGCTGCTACTAATATGCTTCGTATTTTAGATAGCAATGAAAACAAATTAAGAGACCATTTAGGTAAAATGGTACAACAAGGGTATAGAGAAAGAGATACTTTAGAAAAGAAAGGTTTAATTAAAGTTTCTACTGCCGAAAAAGAAAGCAGAGAGAAACGTCAACAAAAAAGGAAATGGGTATAGATGAATTATTTAACTTTATGTAACAATGTCTTAAGAGAACTGAATGAAGTAGAACTCACTAGCACAAATTTTACAGCTAGTAGAGGTGTTCAGACTTCTGTTAAAGGTTTTGTTAATAAAGCTATTTCTGATTTATATAATGCAGAAGTAGAGTGGGCATGGTTACACACATCGACTACTCAGGATACAAATGTAGGACAACAAGAATATACCTTACCCGCAGATATGCGTAAAGTAGATTTTGAATCTTTTTATCTAAAGCCTAAACAAGTTGTATCTAATCCAGAGTTTACCAGTGATATATCTAACTGGACTACTGTATCAGGTTCACCAGAGTATTCATCACTAGGTAATGGAAGAATAAAGTTAAATGCTTCAGAAGTTACTCAAGCAGTTACCGTCACTACTAATAGACCCTATCAATTAGCAGTAAGAATATTAGGTGGACCAGTGACTGTTAAAATAGGAACTTCTTCAGGTGATGCTAGTATTATTAATCAAGAAGTTACTCCTACTTTTGTAGGTGAAGGTAAAGTTTATACAGCTTTATTTACTCCCACCGTTTCTACTATTTATATTGGTTTATCTAATAGTGCTAGTGCTGATTACTATGTCGATTTTGTAAAACTAGCTGAAGACTTTCAACCTTATAAATTACGTTATGTTGCTTATGATGATTTTTTAAGAGAAAGCACACATAGAGATTTTGATATCGATACTACTTATAAAAAACCAGAAAGAGTTTATCGCACACAAAACCATACAAGTTTTGGTTTAACTCCCGTACCTGATAAAGATACTTACACTATTGTATATGAATATTTTAAAACACACACAGATTTAAGTGCGTATGATGATGAACCTTTATTACCTACTCGATATCGTCATGTCATAGTTAATAGAGCAAAATATTATCTTTATAAATTACGTTCTGATGTACCGATGGCAAATATTGCTAATGCAGAATATGAGGATGGAGTAAAAAGAATTAGAATAGAAATGTTAAACAAACCTGATTATGTGAGAGATTTAAGAGTTAATCTTAATACTATATCTTCAGGGGGTTTGACTGACCTATAATGCCAGATACTTCTAACATAGCACCTGCAGTTGTTAGTTGCTCAGGAGGGTTAGTTCTTAACAGAGATGTATTTTCTATGTCTCCGGGAGAAGCTTTAGAGTTAAAAAACTTTGAACCTGATATTGCTGGTGGATATAAAAAAATATTAGGTACAACAAAGTTTAATACTAATGTTGTTCCTTTTGTTTCTTCATCAACAGAACGTGTAGTATTTTCTGCTATCTTTAATGATGTAGTATTAGCAGGAAGAGGAGGAAGTATCCATTATGCATCTAGTGGCTCAGGAAGTTGGACAAGTTTAATTACAGGATTAGGAACACCTACACAGAACTATGAGTTTAGAAAATTCAATTTTGATGGTACTGATAACATTATTATTTGTTCTGGGACATCAACACCCAGAATCGTTGACAGCAGTTATACTGTAACTAATGTTAATGCAACAGGTAGTGCTAATTTTAAATATGTAGAAGTATTTAAGAATCATATCTTTTTTTCAGGTGATTCTAGTAATCCTCATTCTGTTAAATTTATGTCACCTTTTGGTACTAATGATTTTACAACAGGTAATGGTGGCGGTGAAATAAGAGTAGATTCTCCTGTAGTAGGACTCAAAGTTTTCCGTGATAGCATCTTTATTTTTTGCAATGATGAAATATTCAAGATTGTAGGAACATCTTCTGCAGACTTTCAATTACAGCCTGTCACTAGAAAGATTGGATGTTTAGACGGTAGAAGTATTCAAGAATTTGGTGGTGATGTTATTTTCTTAGCCCCAGACGGATTAAGAACAATTGCCGGTACAGATAGAATCGGTGACGTAGAATTAGGTACAATATCTAAACAAGTACAAGAAATTATTGATAAGATTACTACTCACAATATTAATTCACTCGTTATTAGAAATAAATCACAATATCGATTGTTTTACCCTACTAGTGCTGACCAATCAGAAAATGCAGCTAAAGGATTAATCTGCGTTATCAAAGGTCAACCTGAAGGTGGGGCAGGATTTGAATACTCTGAAATTATTGGTTTAAAAACATCATCTGCTGACTCTGACTTTATCAGTGGAAATGAAACAATCATATCAGGTGGATATGATGGATACATCTATCAACAAGAGTCTGGTAGTTCTTTTACTCGAGCATCTACAACCAAGACTATTGATGCTTTCTATAGAACTCCTGATATGACAATGGGAGACCCCGGTATCAGAAAGAGTATGCAACGAGTTATTTGGAACTATGAGAATGAAGGTGATGTTAGTGCAAACTTTAAAGTACGTTATGATTTTGATAGCCCTCAAGTTCCTCAACCTGATGCCTATACATTATCAACAGGTGCAGGTATCGCAGTTTATGGATTAAGTGCATCTACCTATGGAACTGCTGTTTATGGTTCATCAGGTGCAAACTTAGTACGACAATCAGTAGAAGGAAGTGGCTTTACAGTAGCATTACGTGTGGAAGACTTTTCATCTAACTTACCGATATCTTTTAAAGGATATCAATTAGAATTTATACCCGGAGGTAGAAGATAAATGGGAACAACATATACAAGGCAGGAATCAGCTAGTATTACTGACGGTTCAGTTATTGAAGCAAGTCACTTTAATAATGAATTTAATCAGGTAGAAGCTGCATTTGCTGCATCAACAGGACACCAACATGATGGTACTGCTGGTGAAGGTGGTTACGTACCGCTTATTGCTGACTTAGATGCTAATAATAAAATAGTTTCAGATACATCCAATAATAGATTTGGTG